GCGAGTTGTTGCATGTGATGAATATAACTGGAGATTCTGCGTTGACGAAAGCTGCGCGTAAGCTTGAGGAGGTATTGTCTGGGGTAACACCTAAGGAATTGCGTGAGGAAGATAGCACTCGGGCACTGACCAAAATCAAGGTGGACGAAATCCTTGGTGCCTTTGATTGGGGGGTTGACGATGGGGAAGATGAAGGGCAAGTATCTTGATATACAAACAGTATTGGAAGAGCAAGGATATGACGTGAGAAACGAGCGAGCCTTTTCTGATGCGCAACGCATGCTAGAAAACAAACTGGGGTATCACAACCAAAACGAAATGTACGAATGTAGATACGAAGAACGTGATGGTGACTACACACTTAAGCGGTGGCGGGATGGGCATGAGGTGGCATCTCGCGGTCTTATACAAGACATACCTGATTGGCTAGCGAGGATTAGGGATGTTGCAACGGTGGGTGGGCATTTGAAACGCGTGATGGTGCCCCCGCCTGACAACATCGTTTGGTTCACTACCGACGATGACGGAAACTTACTTAACTTTATGGAGCTTCGATGAACTATGACAACTTGACCGATGAGGAACTAATCCGATATGCCGATGGGCATTCGGGGTTGATTAAGGTGCTGAGCGAGCGCCTTGAGATGAGGCTGAGAGATGTGCAAGACTTAGCGCACACCATGCCTGACCCTAAACAACTTAACTTATTTAAGGACGATGATGCCTGACATTCAAACAGAAATGCAAAAAATATTGCAATCTTGGGAAGAACCCGAAACAACCGAAACGGAATCAATAACCATGTTTACACCTACAACTAATACATCTCGTGCAACCTTTGAAGAAGTTCGTGACATGCCCGGACTACCCCCGAAGGAATACGTCCGCAGATTAACGGCTAAAGGACACAAGTCATCTTCGGTATCCTCTTTGCTTGGTCAAATGGTACGGCAGGGGGTTGTGTGGAGAGATAGCGGTGGGACTCTACGCCCCAATGGTACGGAGTACACACCACTCAAGACCGCCAAGAAGTTTACAAAGCAGACAAAGAAACCTAAAACTCTTAAGGTTAAGACTTCCAACACCGAAGCCAAGGGGTTGGCTGCATTGGTGAACGAGCCAATGGCTAGAGCGTTTGAGCATCAACCCGACATTCGTACAAGCATCGACATCATCATGGATACCGTTAGCCTCAACGATGCGCATGAGTTGTATCGCCGCTTACACTTGTACTTTGGCGGTTTAGGTAAATGAAACAAAAAGCCATATTGGAGTTTGAATACCCTGACGATGAGGACGCACTGTTGTTCGCATTAAAGGGTCAAGCAATGTATAAGGCGTTGGCAAGTATTAAGATGGTAATGTCTGCGCCCTACACAAAGGCTGAGATGGTCAGCCAAATCAAAACTGTACTTAACGAAATATTTGAGGAGTTAGGAGAATGACCGATGCAGAAAGAGAGATGGACTTGCAGTTAGCTGACTTCATGTCAGAGAACAAACGCTTGAAACGAATCGAGCAAGCAGCGCATGCCGTTGTTAAATCGTTTAGCAGTAGCATTGACTACAACACTTGGGATGCGGCTCTTGACGCACTTGAGTTAACGTTGAAGGAGAAGCCATGACTTGGCCTTTCCCCCCATTCCCAAACCCCAAGGACAAGGGCAACCGAGTCCCTAAGTTCAACCCTGACAACCATGAGGACGCACCAAGATGACAGTATGCAAACACAAATGGCAGAACACCGATCAACGATCAAACATTTGGACCTGCCAATACTGCGACGCCCTGTATACAACTAAGTCAAACATACCGCCCAATGACCCTAACGACTGCCCAAACTGTGAGTACCACAGGAAACGAGCACAACTGTGGCGTGATGAAGCCTACAAGCAAGCAGGGCATCCGTTGCCTAAGCGTGAGTGGGTAGGGCTGACGGATGAGGAACAGCTTGAGCTTTACAAGAAACACAGCATGAATGGATGGGGTCTTTTTTACAACGCCATTGAAGCCAAACTCAAGGAGAAGAACAAATGAAAGACCTACACATAACCGTTTACACAAGGGATAACTGCCCCAACTGCGTGTCAGCCAAACGCATACTGGAAGCTGCGAACTTAAAGTATGTAGACGTTGACATTCAGCTTGGCGACCGCTTGGCTAACTTTCTCAAAGAGTTCCCTGATGCAAGGCAGATGCCACAAATCTTTATCAATGACCAACGTGTTGGTGGTGTTGAGGGCTTGAAGGTTGCGCTCAGGCAACTGGGGATACTGCAATGAAAGTACTTGACCTTGTTCGATACGACCCCATTAGAGAATGTTTCGTTTTGAAGAGCGGCAACGCCCCACGCGTACTTAATCCATGGGATGAGTTGCGTTTAGTAGATCGCCCTAGCATCTTTTTGAAAGACCCGTATTTCCGTGTTAAAGGTAGCGGAACAATCGCAAGTGAGAAAGAGCTAGGCTACAAACAATTTGGCACTTATACCAAAGCACGACAACCAAACAAATACGAAAGGTCACCCGACGATGCCACGTCCCAAACCGCCCGAACCACTAATAGGAAGACAAGTAAAGATGTCTGACAGACAGTGGATTATTTTTAATCAGCTTGGCGGTGCCGAGTGGTTGCGGACAATCATCACCAAGAAAGCCCCGATGCCCAAGCAATACTACGACAAACTTTTACAGGAGAAACCAAATGATTCAAAGAGCCGATGACACGCAAGTTGGCGGGTCTCACTACAAAGACAAAGCCATACAACCATGGGACTACATCATTGCCAACGACCTTGGGTATCTAGAAGGTAACGTGGTGAAATACGTGTCACGTTGGAAAAACAAAAACGGTATTGAGGACTTAAAGAAAGCCCAACACTACTTAGCCAAACTACTAGAGGTTGCCAATGGCAGCAACACCCGAATCTAAAGTTAAAGCCAAGATCAAAGCGATCTTGAAAGCTCATGGGGCTTACTACGCCATGCCAATCGGTACTGGCTACGGCAACAGTGGTGTGCCCGACTTCCTAGTGTGCCACGGTGGTGAGTTTCTTGCCATTGAAGCCAAGGCAGGGAAGGGCGTGCCTACTGCACTGCAATACAAAAACCTAGATGCCATCCTGACCGCAGGGGGCAGGGTGTTAGTCATTAATGAAGATGAACTCAAACGAGGTACCCTTGAAGCCACACTAGATAGGATGATTTAAAATGATGCAATCAGTACAAGTAATTATCGAACGACTCAAAACCAACCCCGAGGACTTCTTTGGGGATATAAGCACCGCAATCACTATACGCCAAACGCCTAAGTTTCAACGCATTACTGAAAAGCTTGATGACTTGCTAATTGAGAAAAAAGATGTTGGGCATATACACCGACTGTGGTACTTGGAGCCCGAAGAAAAGGAAGCGTTGCTTGACGCATACAAAGAAGCTCGACGTGCGAGGTTTGAAGCCCAAGTGTTTCATACACTGTTGACTAAACCGGAAGAACCAACAATGAACACTGTAACGTATAACACAAAGGATAGGTACAGTTTGGATGGTAAGAGTTTGATGCAAGGTTTTGGTACAGCCCAAATCAAAAGGGAAGGCGCTAAGATAGTAGACCAGATCAACAAAGAGTTTGAAAAAGAATATGCCAAAAATCGTAACACTTGACCTTGAGTGCTTCTACTCAACTGAGTATTCCCTGACCAAGATTCCTACCGAGGAGTATGTGCGGTCGCCTCAGTTTGAGATGATTGGCATTGCAATCAAGGTGGACGATGGTGAAACCGTTTGGTATCCCAAACCGCAAGTGGAACGGATACTAAAAGAGTTTGACTGGTCTGATGCGATGGTGGTTGCACAGAACACTGCGTTTGATGGTGCGGTACTTGACTGGTTGTATGGCGTAAAGCCACTGGCTTGGTTGGACACGCTTGGTATGTCACGAGCTTTGTTTCCACACGAGAGAGCGCATGGCTTAGCCAAGCAAGCTGAACGCATGGGTATCGGAGCCAAGGGTGACGAGGTGCTTCATGCCAAGGGCAAGCACTACGCTGACTTCTCTGCCGAGGAGTTGGCACGTTACGCTGAATACTGCATCAACGACACTGAGTTGACCTACACACTATTCAACAAATACATGGCGATGGGTTTCCCTAAGCAAGAACTGAAACTGATTGACATGACTTTGCGCATGTTCATTGAGCCTGTGCTTGAGCTTGACAAGACGCTATTGGTTGACCACTTGGAATCCGTAAAGGATGCCAAAGAAGCGCTGTTGGAATCTGTGCGGGACTTCATGTTGCAAGACGCCGATCCCGAATACGTACACGCTATTTTTAGCGAGGGCATGGACGGCATCAAGAAGCTACTCATGTCTAACGACAAGTTTGCCACGGTGCTAGATAACTACGGCGTTGTACCGCCAACAAAGGTAAGCCTACGTACCGGCAAGATAGCGTTTGCTTTTGCAAAGACCGACGAAGAATTTAAAGCACTAGAGGAGCATCCCGATGAACGAGTTCAAATCCTTGTCGCAGCCCGCCTTGGAAACAAGACAACAATTGAAGAGACTCGCACTGAGCGCTTTATTGGTATGTCTAGCCGAGGCAGGTTTCCTGTACCTCTACGTTACTACGGGGCACACTCTGGTCGTTGGTCTGGTCAAGACTCTGTAAACCTGCAGAACCTACCATCACGCGGTGATAACGCAGGCAAGATTAAGAATGCGATCAAGGCTCCCGCAGGGCACGTTGTGATTGACTGCGACTCAGCGCAGATCGAGGCACGTACCTTGGCTTGGCTTGCCGGACAACATGACTTAGTAGATGCGTTCTCAAGGTCTCAGGATGTGTACAAGCTGATGGCTAGCAAGATATACCAAATAGCACCCGACCAAATTGACAAACAACAACGGCAGGTGGGCAAGGTCGTGATTCTTGGTGCCGGATATGGGGTTGGACATCATAAGTTAAAGCTGTTTCTTAAGATGCAAGCCGGTGTGGAGGCTACCGAAGAAGAGGCAAAACGCATCATTGACGCATACAGGCATGGGTACTACAAGATACCCGAACTGTGGCGCAGGGCAGACGAAGCGTTGATTGCGTTGCGTACTGGCAACGGCTACCAAGTGGACGAACAGGGATTGATTGAAGCGGTTCCGGGTAAGGGGTTAACCCTACCTAGCGGGTTGTTTATTCAGTACCCAGACCTAGCCAAAGTGACCGATGAAAAAACCAAAAAAGATCAGTGGCGATACTTATCTAAGGGATTACCCGTGTATATATACGGTGGAAAAGTAGTCGAGAACGTGTGTCAAGCCGTAGCAAGGCAGGTCGTTGCGGAGCAAATGCTCAAAATCGGCAAGAAGTACAAGGTCGTCTTGACAGTTCATGATGCCATAGCTTGCATCGCACCAATTGAGGAAAAAGATGAGGCACAAAAATATGTTGAGGAGTGTATGTCATGGAGACCAAAGTGGGCACAAACTTTACCGCTAGCGTGCGAGTCAGGCGTAGGGGCTTCCTATGGGGATTGTTAATTGGTACACTCGGGTTTGCAAAAACAAACTCGGTTGTTTCCATGACGCTATCACATTCTTACTCAAGCATCAAAGATTACGAAGGCTGTCCGCGCAGATACCACGAAGTTAAAATACTAAAAAAGTATAAGTTTAAAGACACCGAAGCAACCATGTACGGCACTGCCGTGCACAAAGCATTTGAAGAATACATCCGTGATAAAACACCACTTCCAGCAAGTTATGCGCACTACAAACCATTCGTGGAACCCCTTGCCAACTTCAAAGGCGACGTCCGTTGCGAAGAGAAACTTGGCATCCGCGCAAACTTTACCCCTTGTGGATTCTTTGACAAAGACGTATGGTTCCGAGGCATCCCAGACTATCTTGCAATCAACCACGACAATGGCGTTGCGAGGGTAGCCGACTATAAGACTGGCAAGTCAAGCCGGTATGCAGACAGCGCTCAGTTAGAACTAATGGCAGCTATGGTGATGATTCACCATCCCGACGTAAATACCGTTAAGGGGGCACTGCTGTTTGTTGTAGTTGGCGATGTTATTAAGTCTGAGTACACTCGTAAACAATTGCCTGAAATCCTGTCTAAATGGGCTGGCAGGGCTAGTGCAATCGAGGCGGCGGTAGTGCATGGGGTATGGAACCCTAAAAGCTCTGCGCTGTGTAAATTCTGCCCAGTTACTACCTGTGAGAATCACAATGGCCACTAAACGCAATTATGCCGCTGAGTATAAAAACTATCAGGGCACACCAAAACAACTAGCCGCTCAATCCGAGAGGCACAAAGCTAGACGGGCATACGAGAAAGCTAATGGCACTTTGCCTGACGATGTAGACGTAGACCACAAGAAAGCTATGTCCAAGGGTGGTAAGTCTAATCTAGGCAATCTTCGTGCCGCACCGCAATCAGAAAACACAAGCTTCTCCCGCACTAAAACTGGTGCAATGAAGTCACAAATTTCTAAGCGAGAGCGTAAAAAATAATGTAATATAAACACACTCGGTGGCTGCAGTTGCTGAGTTGTTTCGTTGCTTTTCTCCTCCCCAGTAATGGGTTTGCCCAGTAGCAGTGCTACTGGGCTATTTTTGTCACCTCTATTCAAATTATTATGCAAGTCATCGACAACAAGGCATTGCTGTTTAATACACGCAAGGCACAACAAATCATATCGCTCATCCCAAAGAGCAAAGTTTTAGAAAGCAACGGAGACATAGATCAAGTCTTAGTTCATTGGGACTTTGACGAAGTGCAACTCCTACGCAACCTAGGTATTCGTGAGGTGCCTAGTCCCATACTGGGACGCTACGAGTGGCCCGGCATGTTCACGCCTTTTGACCACCAACGCACTACTGCAGAATTTCTCACACTCCATCCGCGTTGCTTTGTGTTTAACGAAGCAGGCACAGGCAAGACCAGTGCGGCGGCGTGGGCGGCTGATTACCTAATGACACAAGGTAAAGTCAAGCGTGTATTGGTTGTGTGCCCAGTATCCATCATGGACACCGCATGGCGTTCTGATTTGTTTAAGACTGTCATGCACCGCACAGTGGCTATTGCGCAGGGCTCTCGCACACAAAGGCAGAAAGTTATAGCAGGGGATTACGAATTTGTAATCATTAACTTTGACGGCGTAAAGGTAATCAATCAAGAATTAATAGATGGTGGGTTTGATCTCATCATCGTGGACGAAGCGAACGCGGTTAAAAGCGTAACTACTGATCGTTGGAAGTGCCTTGCTAAGTTAATTAAACCTGCTACACGCCTGTGGATGATGACGGGCACACCCGCATCGCAGTCACCCCTTGACGCATACGGTTTGGCTAAGCTTGTGGCACCTGATGCGGTGCCTAGATTCTTTGGTGCGTTCCGTGACAAGGTGATGCTCAAGCTCACGCAATACAAGTGGGTGCCAAGGCAAGACGCACAACAGATCGTTCATCAAGTGTTGCAACCGGCTATCAGATATACAAAGCTAGAGTGCTTAGACTTGCCTGACTTACTGTACTCGACTCGTGAAGTTCCGTTGACGGCTCAACAGACCAAGTACTATGACGCACTCAAAAAACAAATGATGACAGTCGCAGCAGGCTCAGAAATTACAGCGGTCAATGCGGCAGCAATGCTTAACAAACTTTTGCAAGTTGCGCAAGGTGCGGTATATACCGATGATGGGGGCGTTGTTGAGTTTGACGTAGCCAATCGTATGAGTGAACTTATCAATGTGATTGAAGAAACCGACCACAAGATATTAGTGTTTATCCCATATAGACACACGCTCCAAATGGTTGAAAATGCTCTGCTCAAAGAAGGTTACACAGTGCAGACAATTCATGGCGGTGTCCCATCAACACGACGGGCAGACATCATCAAACAATTCCAAACAGAGGATGACCCACGCATACTCCTCTTAGTACCGCAAGCCACTGCGCACGGTATCACGCTGACTCGTGCCGACCAAGTTGTGTGGTGGGGTCCAGTAGCATCCACAGAAATCTATTTGCAAGCTAACTCACGGGCACACCGAGCGGGGCAAGTAAACCACGTTACGGTTACGCACTTACAAGGTAGTCCTGTCGAGCGGCGCATGTATGTCATGCTGCAAAATAAAATTGACTTGCACCTAAGTTTAGTAGATTTATACAAACAAGAGCTTGACACGTAAATTTGACAGTGTATAATTTCTAAAAAACGGGGGGAACGCCGTGCAAAGGCTTTTAAAGCTTGCAGACGAGCGGTTAGTACCTCCACCAATTTGTTCAACGTAAATCAAAGGAGTCCTATGGATGCAAGTCAGTTAGTTAATGTGTATATCAAAATACGTGACGCTAAAGAAATGAGAAAAAAACAAATGGAAGCCGAGATTGCTGACCTCGATCAGCAGTTGGATGCCGTCGAGCATGAGCTTCTAGAAATCTGCAAAACCACCGGACAAGACGGTGGCAAAACACAATATGGTTCGTTTACACGAGCCGTCAAAACACGCTACTGGACCAGTGACTGGGACAGTATGTACAAATTCATCCGTGAGCATGATGCCCCTGACCTACTCGAACGTCGTATTGCGCAAGGAAACTTCTCGCAGTTCGTCAAAGAGAACCCAGACAAAATGCCCGCAGGTGTGAATATCGAGTCGAAATACTCGATCACGGTTCGCCGTTCATCCAAGTAACCTCCCATTAAGGAAATCAAAATGAGTAACATGACACTTTTCAAATCCGGTTCCGTTATCCCTGACTATCTGCGTGAAGCCGCAGACGCCACTACCAAAGACATTGCAGGTAGTTCTGGCGGTAAAACTATTTCAATCAAGGGCGGTGTGTGGCGCATGGTCGTAGGCGGCGAAGAAGTTGCCAAGAACGAGGAACGCGCTATGAACTTTGTGGTGATTGCATCTGGCAAAGGTGTGACCCGCACGTTTTACGCAGACAAGTATGAAGAAGGTAGGGACATCAAACCCGCTTGCTGGTCTGCCGAAGGCGTAGTACCCAACCCAGAAGTACCAAATCCGCAAAGCAGTTCATGCGCTACCTGCACTCAGAACATCGAAGGCTCTGGCGATGGCAAGGCTCGCGCCTGCCGTTACAGTAAACGTTTGGCTGTGGCTTTGGAGAATGATATTGGTGGCAACATCTATCGTTTGTCAGTCCCTGCCAAGTCATACTTTGGTCGTGCTGAAGGCGAGAAGATGCCATTGCAAGCGTTTGGTAAGTTCTTGTCAGGACATGGTATCCCGATTACAGGCATCGTGACCGAAGCTCGCTTTGACACAGCCGAAGCAGTGCCCGTGTTGAAGTTCCGTGCTGTACGCCCCTTGTCGAAAGAAGAGTGGGAACTGGGTAAAGCACAGAGCCAAACAGAAGACGCCCGTCAAGCTATTGAGTTGAAGATGGTTCCATCTAAAGCCGAAGGCATGCCTGCGTTACCACAAGCGTTCAAAGAAGCTCCTGCTACTGCTGAGAAAGAAGAAGTCATTGCTGAGCCAGTAAAACGCGCCCCTGCCAAAGCAAAGCCTGAAGCTCCTGCGGCAGCAAAGAACGTATCTGACATCTTAAGTGACTGGGCCACTGACGAAGATGCGTAATAGGTCGCGGGGGCATGACACCCTTTTCATTCAGAAAGTTGAAGATGCGGACCAGAGGCCGATTGTTATGCAGTTGGCTGATGTATGTATCAACAAAGGTACACCAATTACCGAGGTAGCGCAGATGTTTGGCGTGACTCGTGCGAGTGTGTACAACTGGCTGACTGGTAAAACGGTGCCGCGCGCCTGCTATCAGGCAGCAATGCCTAAGATTATTGCACGTTTATCCAAGCGTAAGTAATCCCCTTGGGGGTGACAGGTAGTGCTGTCACCCCTATTTTTTCCCCCTCAACCCAGTGAGGTTCTGTGACTGACTTTCTCAACTCCGTTTTACCTACGCAGGGCTTGTATTGCACTGTGGGTATTCGGGCAAATGCTGTCAAGCAATCGTTCCAAGCGACGATTGAAGACGTGGAGGCAGTCGGCTCAGGTATGGATTCCCAAGGCGTGGATGCGTATTTTGCGCTTGCCACATTTGAAGATGACTCGGGTCGCAAGGCAGACAATGCCGTCTTTCTGCGGTCGTTCTTTCTAGACTTAGATTGCGGTACAGGTAAGCCCTACGCAGACCAAGCCGCCGCCGCTCAAGCCCTATCCATATTTGTTGCTGACACAAAGCTCCCAAGTCCAACACTTGTTAACTCAGGTGGTGGTCTCCATGTCTATTGGCCTTTGACCGAAGACGTGCCCGTATCCGAGTGGATACGACACGCAAAATCATTGAAGCGCTTGTGCGCTCAAAAGAAACTATTTGCTGACCCTGCGGTAACTGCGGATGCTGCACGTATCCTGCGCATACCCGGCACCCATAACTTTAAGAACGCAACCTCGAGACCCGTACAAATTATTGCAATAGGGACACCTGCATCCCTTGCGGAGTTTATTGAGCCGTTACCTGCACCTGCGATGGACTTGAATGCTGCCAAGCAGTTTGGCATGGACGAGACATCTAAAGACTTAGGTGGGGGCGACTACCCCAAGTGTTCGTTTAAGCGTATCGCTATCCGTAGTGTTAACGGTAATGGCTGTGCGCAGATGAAGCATGCCCTTGAGAACGCAGATACACTAGAAGAACCGTTGTGGCGTGGGGCGTTGTCTATTGCTGTGCGTTGCGAAGATGGCCCTACGGCTATCCATACGCTGTCCAAACGGCATCCCGAGTACTCGGCAGAGGCAACCGAAGCTAAGGCTGCTGAGACCAAAGGCCCGTATACCTGCGAGTGGTATCGAAGCAACAACCCGTCTCTGTGCGAGGGTTGCCCTCATAAGATTTCTACACCTATCCTGTTGGGTAAGTTTGTTGAGCAGGCAGTTGTTGAGGATGACCAGTACATCATTGAGACGCCCAAAGACGAGACAGCACCGGCACTCACCATGTCGATACCGGCATACCCATTCCCATACTTTCGTGGCGCTAATGGCGGGGTGTACAAGAAAGAGCGTACCCCTGACGGTGAGGAGAAAGACGTTGAAATTTACCCATACGATCTATACCTGACAGAACGGTTCTTTGACTCGGACCAGTATGGCAATGGTGAAGGCGAGATGGTGGGTCTAAACTTGCACATGAAGCAAGACGGTGTTCGTAGGTTCTACGCCCCCGTGACTACGTTGTTCACTAAAGATAAAATGCGCGACCTACTCATCAAAAACGGTGTGGTCGCTTACGGAAAACACTTGGATGCAATCATGGCTTATTTTGCTTCGACATTACGCAAACTGCAGTCGCAGTACGCTGCGAACAAAACACGCAGCCAAATGGGGTGGACACCTGACGGGCTTGGCTTTGTCGTAGGTGAGTTGGAATATACGGCAGCGGGTACTAAGCTGGCACCGCCCTCAAGCGGTACACGAGAACTGGCGGAACAGTTTAAACCAACTGGCACATTGGAGGAGTGGAGCAAGATAGCTAACTTCTACAACCGCCCCGGCCTTGAGACGCATGCACTGGCTTTATTCTTTGGCTTTGGATCACCCTTACTAAAGTTCATTGGCCCCAAGCAGAACGTGAAGGGTGCGTTAATTCACCTTAAACACAATGGCTCAGGCTCAGGCAAGTCCACGGCTCAAATGGTGGTTAACTCTATCTTTGGTAATCCTGACACCTTGTTGTTAAAGCAAGACGATACGTACGCTTCTAAGATGCACTTGCTTGGCATGATGAACAGCATTGCGTTTACCGTGGATGAGATCACCAATGAGAAGCCCGAGATTCTGTCCGACTACGCTTATGGATTTACCTCAGGGCGAGGCAAGCACCGTATGGAAGCGCAGAGTAACAAACTGCGTGTGAACAATACGACATGGTGTAACTTTACGCTGTCATCAGGCAACGCCTCTGTTGTGGATGCCCTGCAGAATCTTAAGAGTACAGCAGATGGCGAGCTTCGTCGGGTGCTTGAGGTTGCCTTTCACAAATACACTGGCTCAACCAAGGCTGAGATTGATGAGACGTTTGGCAAGCTCAATACCAACTACGGTTTAGCAGGCCCAATTTACGTTCAGTACATCATTGACAACCACGACCATGTGATGAAGTTGCTTGCCGATATGCAAGCCAAAGTGGACAAGGCGTTGAACCTAGACCAGACAGACCGTTTCTATTCTTGTTTACTGACATGCGCCTTTGTGGGTGCATTGATTGCAACCAAACTTGGGCTGATTAACATCGACATCACACGTATCTATCAGTACGCGTTGGGAGTTGTGCGGGAGTCGATTGCCTCTAACACGTCTAGCGTTGGCAACCCAATGACTGTGGCTCAGGAAACTTTGGGCGCGTTCATCAACGAGAACGTCAACAACGCAATGGTAGCGGCATATACCCCCAAGGGTGGCTTGCCTGAGAGACCGGCTCTGACTCCGAAGGGCAAACTGGTTATGCGGTACGATCCCGATACCAAGACGCTTGCCATACCCGTCGCTGATCTGCGCAAATATTTTACTGGTAGGCAGGTGGACGTGCGTGATAGCTTGGCACGGCTAACCACTGCGGGGTATCTGAAGCATGGCGGCAAGTCACACCCAACCCGTATTGGCGCGGGAGCCGTAGGAGGGCTTAGCGGTATTGCAGTGCGCTGCTACATCTTTGATGGAGACGTAATTGGCATCGACGAAACGGCGTTCGCGCAAGGCGAAAGCGAAGCCTAAACTCAAAACGGCGCTTAAACCTAAGGTTCAGCTACCTGACCATCTGCGAGTGCTTTCCCTTCACGGGGTTGAGTACTTTATGCAATGGGAGAAGCTATTGGTCGGCAGTTCTTTCTTCGTGCCGACTACTGCAACCCCCATGCAGGTGCGAGCCGCACTGCTCCCCGTATCTAGGTTTTTTAGAATACGGTTTGAAGTACGCTCCCGCTGTGAGTACGGGAGGTACGGGGCACGCGTCTGGCGAGTTTATTGAACCTTGCGAAGTTCTGCTTTAGCTTCTCGCACCCAATCAACAAATGCAAGTTCCATCTGTTTGATTTCTTTGAGGTCCGCTTCGCGGTCTTCTTTGCTCATATCTTTAGCGCCTTCAACACTATTCAGATACTTGCGGTAAGCACGGGTACGTTCCAGTTGTTCAAGCGTAGAGTTAATTGCAGACTCCATCATGAGTTCGTTGGCGTGCGCCTCCGCATACTTCTCAGCGCGATCCAAGTCGGTTTTCATCAACTCGTTTAGCGTAGTGTTAGCCTTGCCAACTTTCTCGCGCTCTTCGTAAAACTCAGTCATGCGGCGTGTGCCAACTGGGTCGTACAAATAGTTACTCAGCAGTGCGTATTTATGCAGTGGGCGATCAACTCGCGTTGGGTTAAGCAAGCTGTCAGTCACCATTGTCAGCATTGCAGCGGAGGAACCAAAGTATCCACGCAGTGCGTTGTCAATCATGATTGGAGAAACCTCGGCACCAACTTGATCGCGGCTAAACACGGAGATAGCTTTTGCCAACTCAGATGTTTGTTCGGTTACTCGGGCGCTTGGGTCCATCGCCTTGTGGTGGTAGCCTTCCAAGTCACGTCCAGTTAAGAACGACTTGTTAGCCCATGCTTCCATAACTGGCTTGATGGCTTGCGGGACGGGTACTGCGCGGCCTAAATACTGCTCAAACATGTAGCTCAGTGTCGTACGCACGGCTTCAAACGCTTCTTGTTCCTCAGGCGTTCCTTGGCGCTTCATGTATTCCACAATACGCTCGGGGATGACTTTAAAGATAGCGCCCAGTTCGCCCGGCACAGGAATCTTGTAGCCACCGGGGAGAATCCAGTTGCTATCCCGTGTACGCAAATCCATATTTTTGTAGTCTTCGTCGTCATCGTCCTTGCCAAGCGCATACAGGGAACTCAGCATCATGACTGTCCCCGCACGACTCCAGAACATACGACGAGCCTGCGCACGATCAACTGAGGCACTTGAGTCCTTGCCAGATGCCGCACGGTACAGCACATCCATACCTTGAATGTATGCGTTAAAGAACGGAATAACCGTAACCATGTCAGTTACAAATTGGTTTGCTCCACGACGACGGAAGTTAATAAACTCACGGGCACGGGTCTGAGCTAAGACTGCATCACCGCTTTCCTTTAAGGTTTGGTCGTAGATTGCTTTACGAACTGCCAAGTCAGACGCACGGGTAATGCCATCTAGTCGGTGCAAGATAGTTTCAAACGTACCGCGCTTTTTATAGCCCAAGTCTTTTAGCAACGATGTGGCAGGTTTACCGGCCTCAAAGTCATACTCACCAGTCAAACCAAGTTTGCCAAACTCTCGCACTATTGGGTGCTGGATGCCGCGCAGTTCTGCCAGTGCTAACTTGGGGAAGTTAGTCAAAGACATCCATATCAACGCGCCGGGGTTCTTCACACCAGAAGTTAAGATGGCACGCTGCACGTCGTCCGTTACCTGCTTCAATGCAAATGGTGGCAGCACCGTTACAGTCTTACGCAGCACATTAGAGAATGCACCCATGGCACGAATCCATCCGGCCTTAGGTGGGTTCAGGTCTTTAAATGCCATGACGTCGTACTTGCTTGGCACTGACCAATACATCATCTCGCCGTCAACGTATGTGCCTACAACATTAGGTTTACCTTGTGCGCTACGGCCCAAGAAGTTAGCTTGTCCAATATCTTCCAAACTGCGAAGCGTAGTGACCGTGGCATCTGTCTTCATGGTCTGGCCTACCATCCAACCTAACGTGTTAATGTAGTTATCGAACACATTGCCCACTGGACGGTTTAACGAACCCACTAGCTCTGGCAGTTTACCGACTTGCGCCAGACCTTTGCCACTGACTTTCTTAATCTTATTGAAGTTAGTCGAGAACTCTTCAATCCGGTCAAATGGCACGTAGCCTGCCACTTCGCTCCATGCCTTACCTTCTTCTTTGGATAGACGTCCAGCTTTGACCATGTTGTTGACCATTGCAATACGGGCCTCGTCCATGAGCTTGCTCATCTCTTTCAAGTCAGGGTCAGCGTTGTACTCTTTCAACAACTGGTCAATCTCATTGTCCTTTAAGTGGATCAGGAAATTTGTTCCATTAGTCCTATTAGAAGTGCGCATAGCGTCCAAACGTACGCCTTCAAGTACACGGCTTGCAATTTGAGTGGCACGGTCACGGCTGTATCCGTTTTTTGCAGCGTACTTATCAATCAACGCATAGACTTCTGAAGGTGGGCGTACACCCGTACCTTGACCAGACTTCCACAACCCAGTAGTTGGGTCTTTGTACAACGTGCCAGTTTGGAAATACTCCAGCAGCATCTTGGTGTAGTCTTGCGCTTGACGGTACAGCCCCATCGGGTTAAGTTTGCCTAACGAATCACGCACAGCACCATCAAACTTTTCACTCAAACGCTTTTCAATAGTGGCACCAATGTCCGCAACTTGCGTACGGAACTTAGTTGTGTAGTCAATATCAGGCTCACTCCTAACGGTATTGACCATCTTGGTTAGCGCAGATTTGTCAGGGACGCTAAGCGGACCCATGGAGTCAATCAAAGATTCAGTAGATGCAGATACAGAAAACTGCGCCTTCATGGACGGCTGCGCAACGGCGTTTTGTCCAGATACCCACAGAGCGGCACTGCCGGGGCCCATAGCATCAAGGAACTCCGCCACTTTTTTGTTTGGTGGGTACTTGCGACCAGTCACGACGGCAACCAAATCGCGCATCATCTGTGCAACTTTAGAGAAGAACTTTTCTGTAATCGTCAGTGGCTTGTCCGACGTAGTAGCCCAACGTGATACGTTGTCTGCAAACCATTCACCAAAGGATTTCCAATACGCGCCCATTTGCTCTGCGGTTTTACCTTCAGGCACAGTAAGCATTTGCGTGTCCGCAGTCTCACGGTTGCGTAACATCTGCACTAAGTCACGTCCAGTTTTTCCTTTGGTCGACTGCAGCCACGCATCATATTCTTTTTGGATGGCATCTTTGACATCAGTGGGAGCGGTCTTGTATACGATTGCTTCGATAGCATGACCAAGTTCGTGGGAAATAACTTCTAACGATTTATTCTCCGACATACCAGACTTGAACGACAGGTAGAAGTCACGCTTCTCAGGACCCATGTTTTGTACGGAGCCCTCTTCCCCTGCAGTAAATCCAGCAGTTTGTGCAGTCTCGTATGATTTGTACAGACGGTATTTATCTTGCGCACCCGGTTTACGCATGTCTTCTGGATGCAGCAAAAAGATGCGGATGTCGCCAAGCCCCATGGATGACATTAGTTCGCGCAAATAATCCGCGTATCGCTGGTCTACCGACTCCGACTTAGCAACATTGGTTGTAGCGCCCGTGAATGGACCATCCGGGTTCTTGGCTGCACGTTTGCTTTCTGCAAAAGCGGCTTTACTACGGGCATCTAAAAGGGTAGCCCGTTGTTCAGGGGTAAAGTCTTTGCCAGTGTATGACTCAATTTCCGTATTCGTGTAGCGTCCGTTACGAGCTTTGTTTACACCAATATAGATTTGATTGCCAAACGTATTGATAGCGCGGTACAACGCAATGTCGTCATCCCCGTACACTGCTGTAAACCCCGGCCCGCTGTAATCTGCAGCCCACTTAGGAACACCCGCAGTAAAGTCCAACTCAGCTTGACGTTTGTCTTTGGTTGATTCCTCTTCCGCAGTGGCTTCTTCAGCCTTTGGTTGCTTACGCTCAGCGTACTCAATCTCCTCACGCTTTGACATGGGGAACAGCATACCCTGAGGCCCACGTACAATTTCTTTCTCGCCCTCTTCCATGCCAAACTCAGACGTACCAACAGGCTCACGCAGCTTCTCTGGGATTTCTTTGGATTCTGGCTTCTCTACATTGGGCGCAGGTGCAGCGACTTTCGGTGCAGGCTTTTCAACTTTCTTTTCCAGTGCCTCTAACCGGCGCTTGACATCTTCAGCTTCCGCTCTGCGTGCGGTTTCTTCCTCTACAGTTTCAGCAGCGACAGCAGGAGCCGGTGTTTCCACGACTTTGGCAGGGGCAGCTTTAGGAGCCGGTTTAGCAGCCACCGGTGGTCGCGCAACAGGTGCGGCAGGGGTAGCAAAAGTAGTAACAGCAGGAGTAGTTGTAGGCGCATTTAATGCAGGCCGAGCCGTTCCTTCAACATTAACTCCCTTGCCAGCAAGTTGTCCAGCAGGTGCCAATCCGAGTCCGATAGGTGCTGCAGATGCTCTGGCGGGGGTGGGTACTTGGGGTTTGGGTCGTAGTAACTCGGGGCTGGTAGGCTCACCAAATATTTCCACGCTTGGCTTACCTCCTCGGGGCTGAGCGATTGGCTTAGGCTGATTCTTTTGGGTAATGGGCGTAACACGGGGTGCCTCCTTATATCCTTCAGGTACGGGCGCAGTTAAGTATTTCAATATCTGAGCGCGTGAGCCTGTGCCAAGCAAAAGGTCTGGATTATTACCAACAAGTACTTGGATTTCTGCAGGAGTTTTTCCTAAAACATTTTGCTCCATCCATTTTTGCGACGTACGCATGGGCACGCCAATGTCATCCAAGTCCTGTTGGGTAATCTCAGTTGGACGTACAGGAATTTGCAGGTCACGGTTGACGTTTCTATCTTCAGGCACGTTACGCAATGGCAGCCGATACTGGCCACCTTTACGCTCTTGTTCTTTTTGAGCTTGCTCAGCGGCGGCTTGCGCATCCGCTTCGTCTAGTCTACGACGGGCTTCTTCTTGCTGTAGGTTCTTAGGAGCCGTAGCCAGCCTAGGTTCTGCAATCTCGGGACGAAGTGTCTCGGTCTCAGGGAACAGACTTTGTTGCGCAGGCTCAGGCGCTCCCGCAATAGCGGGGAATCTGGCACGGGCTTCTGCATCCGTTTGCTTTTCTGC